TCATCCGACTTAATATGAATTAAGGTTTCATCTACATGTGATATGTCATACGTACTACTCATTTTTAATTTCCAGATACAAACTGGCGATGCGCGATTATATTCTTAATAGTTAAATGTCTAAAACGAACATTATCAATTATATCTTTACAAGTATCGCAATAGGTTTTTAAGTATTCAACTCTCATTTCCATCTCAACTTTATTTGGGTCAGCATCATAAAATTTATTCATGTCGCCTTTAAGCGGTTTGGCCATTCCATTAAAAGGATCGTAATTCCAACTTAACGCATCCATTTCTTCTTTAGTCATTTTACCATTGTAATATAACCAAAGGTCTTTATTCAAAACGGCTAATTCTAATTCTTTTTTCTTTAGTCTTAGTTTAGCGTGAGAATGTAACTCAAGATATTTACTATGCAGCTTCGCGCTGTTAATACTTGTATCATCTAAATTAACATCGTCAATTTTAGAATCGGTTTCCCACAGTTTTAGTAGTGATTCTAGATCCATCATATAATTTATATATAATGCTTATTTCCTAAACTCAAAAGTATCATATCTAAACGATACTTGGAATACCGCATATACTGGTTCGCCTTCTGCTTGTATATTAAAATCAACACCCCCAAGCGATGTTGGAAATGCATCTTTAAAATGTAATTGCTTATTTAAATTATTATGGCTTGATTTAATATTAATTGTAATATCTTTAAAATCAATTAAACTAGAGTTTTGATCATTGGAATCTTTGTTTGGATTGTTATTATCATTCATCCAATTATAAACTTCTTCATATGCTTCCATAGTTTCATCACAAATAAATGAGATGGCCAATGGTTCTTTACTTGTTGTTTCCGAAACAGAAAATCCAGGCATATTCATATAAGGAGTCGCAATCTCGTTATTGGTAATAGCTGGTAATGAAAACGAAACAATGTTTTTATTCAGAACTGATTTACTTGCTTGCGTACCAATATGAACAGTAAAGTTATCGGTTGTCGGTAAAAAATTATTCTCAATCATATTATTATTTATAACAAAAAATGAGGGACCGCCATTTCTGACAGCCCCTCATCGGGTTTGTGTCGTCCTAAGGTAGTGGACGAAATTTAGCTTTTGCTAATTAAACAGCAGGGTTAGTACCATTGATATTGGAAACGGTAAACCTACGGAAGTAAGGGTTGTTAGCAGTACCTGCTGGCTTACTAGTTGGACCAGCAATAGGATCATGAGCCATTGGGTTAGCAGCAAGACCATAACGAGTCTTAAAGCCGATCTTAGGCTGGAAGCTGTTCTCGTCAACGGCGCGAACCATTGTAAGAGGAACGTATGGGCAGTAGTAAATACCAGCATCATACGAGTTAGCACCTTTGTAACCAACGGTAGCGTAATCATCAACTGCATATGGATCAACATATACCTTAATGCGGCCATTGATAAGACCGGCGAATGTGTTACCAGTTGTGTCAACGTTTAAGTTGGACGCGATAGCTGGAGCATAGTCGAGAACGCCTGCAGCTGCAAGAGCAGAAGCAACGTTTGAAGAGCAGATAACATAGTTACCTTTTCCACGACGAGTGCCTTTAGCAATCTCATTGGATTCAAGCTCAAGTTGGAAGAGAAGTGATTTGAACTTCTCAACAGCCCAACGGCCGTCTGCATCAACGTCAAGATCAAAGTTACCTTCATCACCTGTACCAGTAAGTTGGTTGGTGAAACCTAGAACCGCTGCGGTATTAATTGAATCAATAACTTCGCGGTTGATTTCAGCAAGGATCTCAGTGCTAAGAATATTAGCAAGTTCTGCTTCAGCATCAAGACCGTGAATGGCCTTGAGGTCTTGAGCGAGTTCCATTGAGTACTCAGCTTTAAGAGCACGTGTCTTAGCTTCAACAACAACTTTCTCGATAGTGAAACCCATGTCCTTAGTAATGTTGCCTTCACCAAGTGCGGTAGAGGTAGAAGGAGCGAATTGAGTAGGAGCATTGAAAAGAGCTTCGTCATCAGTTGTTTCAACAGGAGATGCATCAACGCCATTATAACGAGACTTCATCGCGAAGATGAGACCAGTAGGACCGGACATTGGCTGAACACCACAAACATCATAAGCGATAAGGCTTGGCATTGCACGACGTACAAGGCTGATGAGTACTGGATCCCAGTTATCGGTACCAGAAACAACGTTTGAAGGTTCGCCTGCTTCATTGAGGTATTGCGATTGGCCACGAGCTTCGGCAAGTGCCTTCTCTTGGTTTTCTAACATAACTGCAGTTACTGCTTTGCGATGGTTATCGGCGAAGGCAGGTGCATCGGCGCTCTCAAGAATGGGAGCCCACTTTTTTTCTAGTTCTTCTGAATTAAACATAGTTTTAATTTATAGTTTTGTGTTTTGTTTTTTGTATAGGAAATGCTTTACTCGGAGAATTTCTTCCCTTTGCTAATAGCACTTAAATAATTTTGCATTGCTTTGGAAACCTTTGGCTTATCAGAGCTGGCAGATTCTTCAACAATAGTTTCTGTGGTTGAATAAGAATCTTCATCAGACTCTTGTTCTTCCGTTTCTTCATTAATTGACTCAGCGCCTTCAAAGTAGAAGCCCTTAAGAGTATTAATACTCTCACGGAATTTATCTTCACCTTCAAAATCAACGCCCTCAGCCAATGATTTTAGTTTTTCTACTTGAGTTTGAACAAGACCTTCGCATGACTCATCAATAACCTTTTCACGAGTTAATGCATCAACCTTATCGGCCAATTCGTCAGCAATTGCGCGTGTCTTATCAAAGTCCTCTTTAACTTGGGCAACTTCACTTTCCAATTGCTCGAAAAGATCAACCTTAGTTTCAGGAACTTCAATATAGTTCTCAACAAAGAGAGTCTTAAGTGAAGACATGAAGTCTTCAGCAATAGAAGTACGTAGAGAAGTTTCAATAGCAACTGAATTTTCCTTAGCCCACTCAGATACTGCGTAGGTTAAATACTCATCAACTTGCTCTGATAAAGCTGAGCTCATTGTCTCAACTTCTTCAGTTAGTTTCTCATCATATTCAGCTTGGATCTTCTCCTTAGCTTCAGCGATTTGTGAACGAACTTCAGTTTCAAAAATAAGAGCAGCCTTGGCTTTAAAGCCTTCGGTAAGGTTTTCTTCTGACTCAATTAAACGTTTAATATCGTCGGTTTCAACCGCAATAGCATCTTCCTTTTTAACTTTCTTTTCGGACTTTACGTCTTCTTCTTCTTCGTCTTCGTCTTCTTCGTCGGAATCCATTTCTTCTTCGTCGTCGGAATCTTCATCAGATTCTTCTTCCTCTTCGTCATCGGATTCTTTCTTAGTAGCTTTCTTAGCTTCTTCGATCTCTTCTACTTCTTCAGTAGTTTCAACTTCTTCAGTTTGTTCAGCAACTACTTCTTCAGCTTGCTCAACAGAACCTTCAACGATTTCTTCGGTTTCCTCAACGGCTACCGCTTCTTCGCTAATTTCTTGTTCTTCCATTGTTTCTTGTTTGTTAGGATGTTGTTCACTTATTTCCATTTCGGATTTAGTTCGTGCATTTCTGCGTTGTACTAAATAATCTTCAATCTCATTGACATCCTCACTAATTTCATTGCTTTCATTATAGATTGCAATATCTTCAGCGTTTTCTTCGGTTTCTTCGACAGATTCTTCAATAGAATCATCGAGTGTTTCCTCAGAGTCAGAGGCTTCTTCACTTATTTCCAAATTAGGAACTTCCTCTAACGTGTCAAGAGAATCTAAGTCAGCTTCGACAATGTCGAAAACATCATATTCTTCGTTTAATATATTATTAGACATATTTAGTTTTTCTTAGTTTCTTTTAAGTTGGAGAGGAAATCATAAGCGATCTCAGTCTCATTAATATTCATTATTTCCCATACTATAAATTCTCACATTAACCATAATAAAAAATTTGTTTATAAATCAATTGAAATATCCTTAAGAAAGGATGAGAACAGCTGCTGCTGTTGCTCTTCTAATTGATTTAAAGAAAGTTTGTCAGCCTCAGCTTTAATATGCTCTGCTGCTTTTGTAACGATTTGGTTTCCTTCAAAGAAGTACTCAACGCCTTCCATAATACCATTTACAAATGCGCTCGGAGCTGAAGGATCTTGTACAATATCAACTGTTGCTAAAATAAAGTCTTCGTTAACAACATCAACGCCTTGGCGATTTTTTGATACACTGCCCATTCCTCGTGAACTAACACCAAGTTGGCAACCGCCTTCAAGTAATCCCTTAACGATTGTTCCCATTGGAGTATCAAGAATCTTTGCTTTACCAATAACATTGTTACCATTCCAGCTAAGCTCTGTAATACGATGAGATACTTTATCCAAATTAATTGAAGGGCCTTCAGGATGGTTTAATTCACCAACTGCGCGACCTTTTGCAACGTAATTCTCAACGTATTTTTTAACCGAACCTTCTAGAATTGCCTTTGGGTAAATCCTTTTATTATGATTAAGCTGATCGGCTTGCATAAAGATACCTTCGATGATATGACTCTTTTTGCCATCCTTTGTTTCGGTGAGGTAATTTAGCTCCTCGTTGTGTTCTGTTATTAGTTTCATATTATGCAAATCTTGTTGCTTCATTTATCGAACTTGAATTATGTTGTACAGAATCTAAAAGTTTTATAATATCATCGTAAACATTTTTAAAAGTAATGCCGCTTCTCTTAGAAAAGGCTGGCATTGTATGTGGTTTTCCACGATGCATAATAACAATATCTTCTCCATCTATAAAGACCTCTTTCTTATTTGAATTAGTAAGTTTATGGAAAAAGGCTAAAACTTCATCACGTTTTTTATTGTAATCACTTAATTTAAAATTATGCCAAACCGAATAAGGCTTACCATGTAGAGATTTGAGATTTACCGTCGATTCTTCTAAATTATCTTCTTTAATACCAAGGATTTTTTTAGCAGCTTCTTTATCAATAGTTGCTTTGTAAGTCTTACCGTTGAATTCGAATTCCTCTTCGCCATCAATAACTGCTTTAGCAGCAGCTTTAGTAAATTCATTACCTTCTTCTACTTCTTCTTTACTCTTCTTCTTTTTCTCTTTGCCACAAGCTTCAACAACATCTTCAGCATCAGTAAAAATGTTATTTGCTGCAGTTACTCTTTGTAAATCAATTTCAGTTTTAACTTTATCTTTTAAAAGAGTATTTAAAATCGAAGAAGATTGCTTAGTATCGCCTGAAACTATGCTTTTTATTAATTCGTTTGTATTCATTTTAATATTATTTATTTATATAATTTTTTGTTTTAAGCATCTATTTTAAAACTCATCATCATCAACAGGATCTTCTTCAATTTCAGCGTCGATTCTTTCAACATCCTCGTCAGTGAAGTTAAGAACATTAGATCTTACCCACTTCTTAGAATAATACTTACCAATAAATGGCTGTATTTGTTCTAACATTGTAATGCGTTCTCTTAGGATTTCAAAGTCCTTTAACTCTGAAAAATAGTTATCTTCAATAAAGTCAATTGCTATTTTCTGTTCAATATCATCCCATTCTTCTTCAGTACAAATGCGTTTTAGCAAGCACTGTACTCTAAGCATATTAATAAACAATACCGAAAACTTACGGCGAAGTCTATTAATAAACTTTTGGAATTTTACTTCTTCTCTTGAAATCTCACTAACTCGTCCAGCGTTATAAGTGCTTTCAGAATCAATCCTACTTAACGGAACATTTAATGAACGATATAGTTTCTTTTGGAAAAAGATAACATCATCAATTTGAGAAAGATTCTCACCGCCTGGGAGCGTAGTAATCTCTGTTCCTCGACCACCTTCACGGCGTGGTAACCAAAAATCTTCGAGCATACTCATGCTCTTACTTTCATCCTGAACTTCTCCAGTTCGCGCATCGTAAATTAACTTATTACGATACTTAGACATAATTCCTTGAACATATTCTTCGGCTTTACCTTTAGGAAGGTTACCAATATCAATATAAAATATGCGGCGTTCAGGAGCTCGTGATATTCTGTAAATAACAAGAGCGTCTTCCATTACACGCAATTGGTTTACTAGTTTTACACTTTTATGAAGATATGACGTTGAAATTTTTTGTGTTTCGTCTGTTGTTCCCGATGGAACATATACAATAACATTTGGGTCGATTTTTAAAGCCTGGTTTCCTGCAGACATATCTTGCCCATAAAGGTAATACTCTTTAGTAACACCAGTGGTTTCTTCACCGGTTCTTTTACTAACTTTCTTAGTAACTTCTTTTACTTTACGAATATGTAAAGGATCAATTAATCGAACATCTTTAATACCTTGTTTAATATTTTCAGAATCAATCATTAAATGGTAATATAGTTTACCATCAATATACCACCGCCTAAAGACGTCATGTGAATTAAAATTAAATTTTAATAGTTTAATAATTGTATCAAACTCATCTCTAAATTTCTTTTTAATACCATCCGTTAAATCTACATCGTCAAGAACTAAATTTACAGGAGCAGTATTAGAATCTCCAACAATAGCAGCATTAACAATATCATTAATTGCGAGATCGCACTCAGGTTGAGCTGCCGCCGTTCTATAACTTTTAATTAGATCTTTTTCGTTTTGAATATTTAAATTATCCAAATCGAGAACTTGCCCATAATAACCAGACGCCGCCCCTGATGAAAAAACAGCAGAGCCGTCATCATTTAAAGGCGGAGCAAAACTTTCAATAGAATCCTTTGCGTCACTTTCATCGTCTAGTATATTTGCTTTCTTTAGCTTTTTACTTATGTCAAATCCGAATACATTCATATATTATATATAATGCTTAGAATTACCCCAAGATCAACTCAGGGTAATTCTAAGACTTAATTTGTTTTAACTAATTATAACGATTAGTTTGAATCTGATGTTGCAGCAGTGGTATTACTTACCCAATATTGGTAATTAAATTCTACTGTAAACTCTTCAATCGTATCGTTGGTTTCATAATTAAGATCAATTGCACTGATGTTTGTTGGGAATGCATCGATTAATTTATAACCCTTAATCGCAGCACCAAGTCCGGATGAGAGTCCATGACCTGCGCCATCACGACCAAGTTGCTCAACTTCTACAGGGCGCATATAGTTTAGCGCTTCGCCTGATTGGCTGTACTGAGACGTGTTTGCTTTATTATCGTTAATAAGATCCATCCATGTTTCAAAGGCATCCCTTATAAGCATGTTTTCGTCGTTAATAACTGTAATCGTCCATGGTTCAAATGTACGGTCTCCTGCAACCTTTAACTTACGACCTAGGTAAGGAACTTCGACGGGTGCTATAACACTCGATGGAAGTTGCGCTCCTTTGATCATAAAGCTACCAAGCTTAGTCAACGTATCTGTTGAAAGCTCAGGCGGAAAAAACACTTTACATTTGAATAGGTTTGGCCTTGCGCCTCCCCCTGTTAATTGTGATTTAAAATCTGATATATTACTCATTTTTTTTATTTTCTACTGTTTATATTAATATTTATCAATCCTTTATTAAACCAGCTCTTCAAAAATAGCACCTGTTCTGGTAGCTATAAAGTTAAGCGTGATAAAGTTAATTGAACGTAACGGCTTGATGTAAATATCAGCAACGAATCGGTTTCCATCAACAACTTGTGATGTATTATTCGATGAGTCACACACTATCTTAAAGTCTTCGATTCCTCGACGACCTTGAACATCTCGTAAGAATGGCGCGATTGCATTAACAAAAGCTGATCTTGTAAACTCGTCGTTAATTTCAAATAACTGGAATTTAGCAGATGTAGCAATTGCCTTCTCAACGGTCATAAACAACCTACGAACATTAATGCGATCAAACGCAGAAGGACGTGCTAGGGCTGTCTTATCACCATATAGAACGATACCTTGGCCAGGGAAAGAAACCACTGGGTTAACTCTTTTCTTGTATAATTCATCACGATCGGCCTGCTTAGGATTGTAAGCAAGTTTAATAACACTTTGAATATTACCTCGGTTTAATCCAGCTGGAGAGAACCATGGCTCTGAAACATTATCTGTATTTGCGCAAAGACCTGCAATATGACCGCATAAAGGAATCCAAACATATTGGTCTTTATAACGATTATAAACATAAGCAGGAGTACTATCAAATACTGCATAACTTGTAGAAGTAACACCTCCGGAGCCAGATTTACCTTCAAATTTCCATAATACCTCATTCAATCGGTCGACATCATTTGTGTATTCTTTAACCTTTAAAGGAGCAGAAAGGAATGCCATACAGTCTTTACGTGTATTAGCAATTTCTAAAAGTTTATCATCAACGGTTTTGGTTTTTGACGTTACATAATCGTAATCAAGAGCAAGCTCTGTAAAGTTCTGTGCAAAAATCAAGTTAACATCAACGGTTTCATAATCGCCAAATAATTCGATTGCCTCCACTACAGGATCTGCAGTATAATCGGCGTCGTCCATTCCATCTGCGAGATCAACATAATATTCTTCAAAACCTTCCACTGGAACTGTCACTGTGCCGGTGGTCTCTGTAACCTCTTGTAAAATACTATTAATTCCAGCATAAAAATCTATAAGCGCTCCTTGAACAAGAATAGGCTCTTCAGTAGGACGAACGGCCCAAACATATGAACTTCCTCCATTTAATTTAGAAACCCAATAGTTAGACTCACCAAACTCATCTTTTGCATTTGCTGCCATTGATAAACCTTGGTAAATTTCAAGAATGCTACCTTGATCTCCAGAAAATGCACCACCTTGGTCTACAACCAATACGTGAATTTCATCTTTTGCAGTTGTATCGCCTAAAAGATTTTCCGCCCAAACAGTGTTGGTTGGTTTATATCCTAATTGAGCTTTAATGGTACTATCTACTGTGTCCCAATTGTCTTCTGTTATAAAATAAACACGCAGTGAGTTACCTAAAGAACCCGCATATCGTGCAACGATATTCGAATCAATCCCAAGTAATTCAGATGATAATCTATCTAAGTCGTCTTGTCCATTAATTACGCCTGGGTCATAATCGCCAGTGAAGCCGGCTGGTGCTGGAATAGTATCCATACCTGCGCCTCCTGATGTCGCGTTATAAGAGCCATTAACGGCCCGCGCTACTTTTAATGAATTGCCATATTTTAAAAAGCTAGCAGCAGTTAAGAAGCTAACTTCGATTTCTCCCTTGATTTCTGGTGTTCCAAAAACCTTAGCGAGGTCTGTTTCTGAGCCTACCGTGACTAAACGTCCCGACGGTCCCCAACGAAAGTACCCTGCATATCCACCAATAGAGGTGGATTGTGCTGGCACTATATCTGTGAGATCAGTTTCTTTGATCTCAACTCCAGGTGATACTAAAAATCCCATAAGTTTTTCCTTTCAGTGTATTTTGTTTTACAATTTATAATTAGCATAATAAGAATATTCTCAATAACAATATTTATTTTATAACGGCCCTTAAAAGGCCGATTTCCAATCTTTAATATTATCTACTAAGTTACTATGCTCATCGTTTCTATTATCTTTAGATCCATGCATATAACCAAATGGAGGTAGATCCTCTTCCATTTCCAGAATCCTTTCTTTATATAGAAGATCTTTAATTTCTATATCAGTTAATGATCTGAAAAAGTCAGTACTAACAAACCATGCAAATAAAACAAAGTTCATTACAGAATCATCGTGTGTTCCACTTGCACCCGAATATGAGTTACCCTTTGGCTCAAACGAACTAAATTCTGCTATTGTATTGGGATCAACCAATAATAATTTACCGCCTTCTAACAAATCTTTTAAGTTAGAACAGCCCATTCGTTTAACTTTTGCAGACATTGTTACGCCAATACCATTTGATTTTACTGTGCTTGTTGTAAAAGTATTTTCATACTCATGTTCATAATAAACAGCATTACATACTACTTGTCCTGCATCATTATTCTCTATAATTACAAGCGCATCGTTATATGTTTTTGCTGCTCTAATAATAACATCTGGGAATAATAGCGGGGAAATTGTATTATTTCTATATGTACAAACTTGTTTAAATGGTTGGTTTGTTATATCAATGACAGAAAAAGTACTATAGTCTTGTCCTCTTCCCTTTGAAACATCTGCAGTTAAAACATAAGTATGACTAAGATTTGGCTCTTCATAATAATTAATATCATGTTGAATTTTTTCAGGATTTCGTGAATTCATTCCTAAAAGAACATTTGTATCAATTAAAGTATGAGAGCTACCAATAAACTCAATTTCAAATTCTTGTTTAAATTGAACGGCAGATGTATTAGCAATAGTTTCTTTTTTCCAAGCTTCATCTCTGCCTGGAACATCCCACCAACTAACTGTGTATGGCGCAAAGTTATTAGCTTTTTGGACAGCGCCTTCCCATAGTTTATAAAACATATTACCAAGTCCATTTGGAGTGCTTGTAATAATTACCTTAGTGTCTTCACCAGAAGTAATAACTGGATATGTACTAGTGTAAAACTCTTCCGACCTTTGAACGAAAGCAAACTCATCAAGGAATACAACATTCAAACTCAAACCACGAATACTACTAGAACTAGTAGCTCCGGCAATAATCTCAGAGTTATGACTGAAAATAATATTACCTTTATTTAAAACTTTACAGCCTGGCTGTAAAAAGAATGGTAAATTCTCTAACATTAGAGTTAGCCTCGCAAGCATTTCTCTTGCAGTTGCTCCTTTATTGGCAAGAATACCGATCTTCTTATTTGAATTAAATACTAAGTAATGAAGTAGCCATGCTATTGACGTGATACTTTTACCACTTTGACGGCAAGCTAAAACAATACTAAAACGATTATCTTTATAATGGTTTACAAGATCTTCTTGGTACCCTCTTAATTTAAATGGAACTAATCCTTTATCTAAACTAATTACCTTAACATATTTTTCGCAGAAGTATGAAATATTATTCATACATTTCTTATATTCAATTACTTCTTCTTTAGTAAAGCTTTGTTGTACTCCATCCGCTTTAATAAAGGTATTACCATTATAAGAATTATTTTTCATCTTTAATCAACTTCGATTATATTGTCAGCGTTATCATCACCTTTTAATAAATTTTGTAACTCTGTTGTAGTGCCAACAAAAATACTGTTATTTGTAGTGGTGGACGCTGCTTTATTTTCGTCTTTAATTAAAGCCTTTCGTTGTTTTTGTAAATCTAAAAGCTGCCCATTCATTTCTGCGGTTTGCTTTATTAAAGCACCAAGAACTTCAAAAGCACGAGGATGTTCTGCGTCAGCTGCTAAGTTATGCATCTGCTCAATAGCTTCTCCACTAGTATCAATTAAACTTTTAATTTGTTTACGAGCTATTTCAAAATCCTCTTCAGCATCTGATATAAGGCGGTCTTGAGTTGGCTCCTTTTTTAAAGGGCGGAGTTCCATATTATTTTTCATTTCACTTGGAATATTATTCTCAAGTGATTTTAAAATTTCGTTTTTATCTTTACTCATAATATAATTTATTTAAAAATTGCCTTAATCATCTGGCCAAATATCTCTATCAGGATCAATGATTCCTAAGTTAACAACACAATCAAAATCATCTTCGGTTTGCGCTCTCAGTGCCGTTTTAACTTCAACGCCGCCAAAGGCATCTTTGCCTTCTTCTTCCATAATACTTACATCAATAGCTTTAATTAAACCGCCGTTATTACATGGTATTAAAGGCCCTGCAAACTTAACCTTAACGCCAAAGCTCAATGTATATATAATAGTTCTTCGTGAATCTTTAATACCACCTTGATACGAATCTTCATGATCAAGGGAGTTTAGGCTTATTGGAATATCTGTTATACTCTCAGGACCTTCTAAACCTTTTACTGAAAGCGTATATGAAGGGCTAAAGAATGGTAAAATTTGTTCAACGATTTGAAGAGCTTCGTCTTGAGATCTAGATAAAACATTTAAATCAATTGTCATGTTATAAGGTACTGCTTGAAATACATTAAAGCAATTTCCATCAGCGTCCTTTTGTATTGTTTGATTAAATTTTGTTAACTTAGTAGCAGCGTCATATGTAATATCAGCAATCTCAAATGACATTCTTGGTAATTTAATAGCAATAGATTCATCAAGGGTAGATTCATTTATTCTTGCCAAATATCTTTCTCTTGGCGCATAGGCTAAAGGAACTCGCTGAACGCTTGTTAACGCGCCATCAACTCGCTTACCAATATAGATATCATTAAATAATGAGCCAAACACACTAATGATCTTTCGAACATTGGCATGGTAAAAATAATCGTGTCCTAGCATAGTTTTTTATTTATTGGAAATTAAATGGTTCACCGAATGGATTGCTCTCTGAAAAGTCAATAAATTCTAAACCGTTAGCCGCATCAGCAAACGTTGCATTACCTGCCCAATGATCTGAATTAAATATATCAGAGTCGGAATCGTCAAGGCTTCTTAGTTCACTTATAATTAAAGAGCCCCCGCTTTCAGTACCTAAGAATGATGTGTTAGCCTCAATATTATGGAAATATCCGTCATCAAACGTTAAAGTGCCAACTCTCATTTCTTCAACAATTGGGTCACTATCTGGAACTATATTATATTCAAAGAACTCTGTATTACCAGTTATACCGCCGGGTGTAGTAAATGTTAATGTTTCTCCATCAATAAAATTTGGTTCTGTTTTGGAATCAATAACAAAAGTAAATCCTTGAGAAAGTTTTTCTTGTATGTCATCAATATCGTCAATGCCTGTATCAATTTCTTGTCCTTCATATTCAAACTTCTCGCATGTAAGAGTAAATAATGGTAAGTCTTGTAATTGATAAAATGGTTTTTTAGAATCAGAATAACGAATTTCAAAAATAGATTTATAAAGAGGCACATAAATTAAATCGCCTTCTCTTGGACGCACTGCATCATCAGCATAACCGTGACGCTGAATAAGTTGGTTCCATCGATACTTAGCGACGCGCAACGTCATTTCATCTCTAACTTCTAAACCAAACTTTTCATAAATTTTAGAATCTCCTTCAAAGCCCTCCATTTCCTCAACATACATTTCAACTTTGAATGCTTTATCAAAGGTTGAAACCACGTCTTCATTTAAAACAAAGTCCCTCTTAATAATCTTACGAGGAATATAATAAACGTCAATGCCATGAATCTGTATGGACTCTATAACAAGAGACTCATATAAGTTTTGTTCAGACTTAGCGCCGTTTTGAAAATATTTATTTAAAGCCATTGGTATTATATTTTAACCACAATAAAAATCAACGGGTGCTTCATATTGTAATTGCCATCTTTCTTTAAGTTCTTTTAAATCTGTTACAGCGTCATCATAAATTGGCCTCCCGTTTATTGTTACGCCGCCCGGTAGTTGCATTCCTTCAAATTTAATTAGATTTGCACCCCATTGTTTTTTAAGAAGTAGTGTTAATAATTCTTTTAAAGCCATATCATTATATACTTCAGGATATGAATTTGGATCTATTGTTTGGTAACATTCAACAAGAATAAAATTTCCAACGCCGGCATAACCTGTAATATCGCTATGTATTTTAATTGTATTTTTGTGGCGACTATATGAAACCTGTTGAGAATGACCATTTATAATATCATCAATTAATGAAAGGTTTTGTTTAGTCATTTCATAGTTTACTAATCCTCCGCCGTTTGATCCATTCAATCCAGCAACATCATTAAGGTGCATTTGATATTTAACACTAAACATTCCACCAAGACTTGATGAATTTAAACCTCTGATTCGAGTTACGCTTAATATTGAATCTGGTAATTGAATTTCCCTATTATCAATAGTATCTTGCGTTATCTCATGTTTAACAAAGGTTCTTACTACTGCATCTGAATGGTACTCCTGATAAAATTGAATAGCTTCATCAATGCGATCATCGATTTGATCTTCATCAAGGTTAATTTCAATGACAGGAGCGCCTAAAGCTCTTAAACAATATTCTGCTAATTGGTCTCTTGTTTCTGGTCTAGCCATACTATTATTTATATAAACTTATTATATATAAATTGTATGAATAATGAAATAGTATACATTAACAAAGGCGCTCGGGAATTATTTAAAAAACTCGGATGTGGAGACATAGATTATATCATGATCTATAAAAAAGAAGGCAATGATATTTACTTTTCTGCCGGAGATAAAGGAAAGTTTAAATCCGATCAAGAAGAAATAAACTTATTTGGCGTTTAAGAACAAACCGTATTTTAAAGCGATCAGTAATAGAATATACCCTTGCCCCAAAATAATAGTAGCAATAAATATCTTATGAACCTTCTTAGCTAATAATTTATTTTCTGCAGGTATAAAAGCTTTTATATGGCAATACGCAGCTAACAATGTCATCCCTTGTCTAAAAACAAGGTTAGGAAAAACACCAAAACTAATTAATGCATCAACAGGTTCTTGCATTTGTAAATAACCAGCTCCCCAATAAAAAGCCCAGTATGTATTATCAAGAATATTTCCAAGGAACCCAATAAAAATTCCGGTAAGAAACCATCTCATTTTTTCTGAAGAATTGCTGGCACCCTTCTTATTAGCATTCTTTGCAGGCTTAAAAGCTTTAAAGACAACAATGATACATAGGGCCAGCATCGGCAAAGTCCAAGCTATAGACTGTAATTGAGCAAAAGCTTTAAAGGTTTCGTAAGGCGTCATATATTTTATGTGTGTGGTGTTTAAAGCAGAAATAAATCCTAAATCTCTACTTTATATAATATATTTATAAAAATATATCTTTAAATAATAACGCTAATTAGCATTTCTCTTAAACTCACGATCGAGTAAAATATCAACCTTTGTTTCAATAGCCTTTACGTCTTCTTTAATTACGCTTACCTTTTCATGAATTGGAGCGGTTTCTGCTAATATTTGAAGTTGTAATCGTTCTTCTTTGATATGAAATACCTGATCTCTAGAATGTAGTTCATGAATCTCTGCCACTTCTTCTAATAATTTTTTAGTCCCAGAATGTGCTGGTAATTGATGGTGAGTACTTACATTATTTAAAAATATAATACCTGACCCAACAAAACCAGATAAAGCAATACATGCTAAAGTAACTGCCAACCACCCTTGAATCGTATTTGGTTTTTTAAATCGTATACCAGTGTCAGTCGCATGTAACTCTTTGATAGTTTCAGCAACGACAAGTTTCATTTCGCGCGTAAAGGCATCTTCGTCAACTTCTGTGTGTTTCATAACAAATGGGTATAATATAAAGGTTTGGTTTACTTATTATAAACTTATTTATAAAATAGTATTTTTAATTACCGATTGCTTGCCAACAGAATCCAACGCCGTTACTACCAGCGCCCTGAGAATTATCAATGCCGTCTGGCCGATCTATAGTAAAACCTTGACGGTTATATGAATCATATGACATAGTCGTACCACCGCCCCCTTGTTTTGTAATATGTATAGTAAACATATTATTTGGAAACTCTTCTTCAAAGATAAACGTTTGGGCGCCATCTATGTTACTCATAGCAGTTCCAAACTTCATAATTAAACCACCAGGTAGTTGTACATGGCCACTGCTGCCGATTAAGCTTGTGCTATAAGGAGCTCCAGGAGTTGGAATTCCGCTTAAAGTATTTGGAAATATGTCATCAGTTCCAATTGTTAATTTCTGGCCTTGCTTAATAACAGTATCTCCGGCTTGAGTTACTGTTAAATCAAGGTCTGATGAAGTAAGCGACCCTTGGCCTCTAAATCCAATTCCAGAATTATCAGGTCCTTGATCAATAAATCCCCAATCGGCATCTCCATTACTACTGATAGCAATTCCGCCGTTGGTAATACTTAAAGTACTAACTGGTGCTACAGAATCAGGTCCAACCCTAACTAGGCCATCGCTTTGAATCTTTAAGCGTCTTGGTGATGGGGTCCCATCACCGGTATGGAATTCCAGTCCGTTATCCTCTTTAATAATGCGACAATCAAAATCTTCAGCACTTCCGGCCGTTTTAAAGTCGATGAACGGGTTGTCACCATCGGCTACTGACTCTATTAATTCAATACTTCCAGCGCTGCCATTAATAAGAACGCCACCATCGTCGGCATTTTGGCCCTGTGTGAAAAGGCCTTGTCCAACAACATGTAATTTTTCAAGAGGATCAATTGTTCCAATACCAACATTTCCATTTTGTATAACACGAAATTTAGGAATATCAGTTGTATCTGTGCTGTTCCAATCACCATCGGTATATATACTTACAGAGTCGTTGCTGCTTAATCGTAAATCATCCTTTTGTCCTAAATCTGTATTAGGGATTTCAGTGGTTCGAGTTGCGGTAATTAGTGCTAATGGCCAAGTGTTGCCAGACCCAGCCGCAGAATAATCTGATCCAAGGAAGAGGCTATCAGCAACATATAATTTACCATCTATTTGAGTATTACCAATTACTTGTAACGGGCTGTTTGGCGTTTCAGTTCCAATTCCAACGTTACCACTTCCAGTAACACATAAATCCAAGCCCTGGCTAGCATTAAAACCAGATCCTCTGAATCCAATACCTGAATTAGTAGTACCTTGGTCAATCATTCCCCAATCGTCATCACTGTTAGAATCAATACCAATAGTTCCGCCTTGAATAGATAACTTCATTGGAGGATTTGTTTCACCGGTTCCAATACCGACATTACCATCATCAGTTATTCTAAACCTATTAATTAAA